ACGCGGTCAAGCAAGAGCTGATTGCCGGTTGGAACGCCGACGCTGTTCTTGCCGCCACTCGCCAGCGCCAGATCGCCGAAGCCAGTCAGCGCATAGAGCAATGCGCCATCGAAGGCATCGGTCAGAAAGATATGTCCATAGACGCTGACGCTTATTGGTCTTGGGAGGCAGCGGAGCCGGGATGCTGGAAGGACAAAGCCTTCCGCGACTGGTTCAAGAAAAAGAACCCCGAGACTGTTGTGCCTTATACCCCCCGCAAAACCACTGTCCTCATCTAATGATTAAAGCACCCAAGCCAGAGGAAATCACGGCGATGCTCTACGAGATCGACCAAGCGGACGCCGATGGCAGCCAATATGTTCAGCGCAAACTGCGCAACTGGAATACGCGATTCTGTATCTGGCCGGGGCAAAGTGAGGACGGACGCAAATGGTCCGGTGCCCAAGGCAAGCAGCCGTGGCCATGGTCTGGGGCATCCGATGTTCGCGTTCGGCTTGCGGACAATATCATCTCGGACAACACGGCCCTCCTCTGCAACGCCTTCTTTAAGTCGCGCGTGCAAGTCCAGCCCGTCGAGAGCATGGACATCGACAAGCGCAATGCCGCCGAGACCGTCCTCAAGTGGCTCATGTTCCAGCACTGTCTGGACGATCTTCGCCGCGAAGTAAAACTCGCCGCCCAATTCCGCGAGACCTACGGGCTGGCTGTCATGGCGGTTGACTGGGTGCAAAACACCCGCACCGAGATCAAATCTTTCAGCATCGAAGACGCGCAGATGATGTTGGAGCAGAGCCAAGACCCCAACCTTGCCGCCCTTCTGGAAGTGGTCATGGACCCCCTGCAAGAGGAGACCGCCGCCGAACTCTTGGGGCAGATCATCCCTGAGTTGGGCAAGGTTTCTAAGGTCCGCGAGTTCCGCGACAAGGGCCTTGTCCAGTGGGAGGAGCCTTATGTCTTTGAGAGCAAGCCGGTGTGGACCGCGCTTGAAGCATGGGAGGATGTCATCTTCCCCATTCAGACCTTCAGCCTTCAGCGCGCCGCGTTCGTTGCCCGCAGAGAATTGCTCACTGAAGTGGAGTTGCGCGAGCGCGGCGCAGTCGAGGGCTGGGACGAGGAATGGATCGAGGCCGCCTCGCAGCACAAGGGCCAGCTCAAGCGCATCTCGCTCAACATCCACCGCACCGATCAGTTCCTCTACGAGCAACTGCGCGACATGTGCGAAATATGGCATGTCTACCGCAAGGAGAACGACCCCAAGACCAACGCCATCCGCGTCACCCGCTCCGTGGTTAGCTACCATGTCACTGACAAGGTCGCCGTGCATGAGCTGCTGCCCTACGCGCACGGCCAATATCCTTTCATCGAACTCCCCCGCGAGCGCGCCACCCGTCCTCTGCTAGAGAGCCGTGGCATCCCCGAGCTGGTGCAGACTGCGCAGGAGGAAATCAAAATCCAGCGCGACTTCCGCTCCGACAGGGCGAGCATCAGCATCCTTCCGCCCGTCAAGGTGCCGGCCAACCGGGGCAAGTTTGATCTCGTCCTCGGCCCCGGCATGCAGATCCCCGAGAGGCGCCCCGGCGAGATCGAGTGGATGAATCCCCCTCGCCCCGACATGGGCAGCATCGAAGTAGAAGCCGCCACCCGTGCGGACGTGGACAATTACTTTGGACGCATCAGCGATGCCGTCCCGCAGCAGCGCTACATGCTCCACACGCAGGAGCTAATCGACTCTTGGCTCATCGACATGAAGCTCTGCATCGCGCAGACCATGGCGCTGGCGCAACAGTATATGACTCCCGAGGAGGTCGCGCGCATCACCGGCAATGCCCAGTTGGCATTCAACGCATCGCCCCAAGACATCCGGGGCCGCTTCGACATTACCGCTGAGTTTGACGCGCGCCTCCTCGACAACGAAGCGCTCGGCGCAAAGCTCGACTACCTCGCCAAAGTGCTTGTCCCGCTCGACAGCTTTGGCGTCATCGACCGCGCTGGCTTGGTCAAATACATGTTCCAAGCCGTTGACCCGAATCTTGCTGGCCTCTTGGTGCAAGACATCGGCGCCGCCACCGCCGCCGAACAAGAAGACGAACAAACCGCCTTCGCCAAAATCGCCGCAGGCACCGAACCCCCGCTCAAGGAGGGCGGCCAAAACGCGCAAGTAAGACTGCAAACCCTCCAGCAGATCATCCAGTCAAACCCCGCCGTCCAGCAGCGCTACCAGCAGGACGAAATCTTCCGCAGCATGATCGACGCGAGAGCACAAGCCTTCCAGTTCCAGTTGCAACAGCAACAAAACGCCGTCATCGGCCGCACCGGCGCCCAACCCGCGCTGCAAAAGATGCAGCAAGACCAGCAACTCGGCATGGCTGCCGCGCCAGCGGCCTAACACTCACTCAGGTTTCAAGTTTCAGACCTCATCCCTCTTTGCCCCATGCATCCGAACATTAACGTCCGCAACGTCGCCGGATTAAACATTCCGCAGCACGACTATCTCTCGATCAGCTACTACGGCAGCACGAACAACATCCAGACGGTCACCTACAAAGAAGGCGGCAGCGGAGGCCAAACAGTCGCCACGCTGACCTTCTCCTACACGACAAACCCGCCGACCACCGACGACGCCTCGCTGGCGTCCGTCACTCGTTCTTAACGCATGGCTTGGACCTTCAATCCGTTCAGCGGCACGTTCGACCAGAAAGGCTCTGGTGGAGGCGGCGGCGGATCGTCGTATCTTGAAGGCGAAGTCCAAAACTTCAGTGCGCTGCCAACCGCAACTCCTCCTGCCATTGACGCCGCCTATCTCGTCCGAGAAGCAGAAGGCGCATGGCTGCTCAACCGCAAGCCCGCTGGCATCTACATTCGCGTTGCCACCACCGGCACACGCGCGACTGACTGGACTTATGCTGGCGAATTTCCCGATGTCTTCAGCGACGACAAGTTTGTTCTGTATGACGAGACGGACTCGTCGAAGAACTTGGTCTTCCAGCTTTCCGGCATCACCACCGGCACCACCCGCACGCTGACCATCGCCAACCGCTCCGGCACCAACGTCGTCAGCGACACCTCCGCAGGCAGCGGCAGCGACGTGGTCAACAACATCGTGAGCCTCACCCAAGCCGAATACAACGCCATCGGAAGTCCCGACGCGGCCACGCTCTTCCTCATCACCGATCCGTAAGCCATGGCCCTCCTGCAAAAAGGTTATCTCGGTGCCACGCCGCTCTTCCGCAACGTCGATTGGTTTGAGGCGTCCTACACTCCGGTCAACTCCAGCGCCGAAGTATCGCTCACCGCCAACACTTCCGCGCACACCAAAGGTTCGTATACCGAACTCATCGCCTCCACTTCCGCCAATGCGGGTCTGTTGGTGCTGATGGTGCAAGACATCGCCGCAGCCGCCACCAACACGGCCACACTCATCGACGTTGCCACGGGTGCCAGCGGTTCCGAGACGGCTATTATTTCAAACCTCGCCGTAGGTGGCGCTCTTACCACCACCGGCCCAACAGGCGTTGCCGTTGCCGTTCCGCTAAAAATCGCCAGCGGCACGCGCATCTCGGCTCGCATTCAGTCTGTTGTCACGGGCGGCAAAACAGCAACCGCACAAGTCTTCCTCTTTGATGTGGGGGGCGATTACGCCACGGCACCCACCAGCGTTGATGTCATCACCGGAGACACCGCCACCAGCCAAGGCATCAGCTTCAGCGGCGCCAGCGGCACATGGGTTCAAGCCATTGCCTCCACTTCCCGCGCCTATCGCGCCGTGGCCATCATGCCGTCCACGCACAACAGCAACATTGCAACCATTGGCCCACAACTGGAGCTTGGCGTCGGCGCGTCAGGAAGCGAACAGGTGTTTGGCTTAACTGTTGCCTCTTATAACAACAACGAGGCCGTGCAGTCCTCGCCTCCGTATCTGTCGCTTTTTGGCCGCAACATCCCCAGCGGTTCACGCCTCGCCGTGAAGCACAGCATCGCCGCCAACCCCGACCGCTACGGCTTCTGCCTCATCGGCATCCCCTAAAATGCAAAACTGGCACCTCCTCTATAACACCACGACAGGCGCAAGCGTCAGCATCGGCACCGTCATCGCCGATCCGCTCCCCGCAGGCATCACCGCGCTCCCGCTCTCGGACGCCGAAGGCGAAGGACTGCAAAACGGCAGCCTCATATGGGACGCCGCCAGCCGCACGCTCATCCCCACGCCGCCGTCCGCCGTCACCGCCGAAGAACACCTCAAATCCGTCGGCCTCGGCGGCGAACGCCAGCCCACGTTGCTTTATCTCCGCCAGTCCCTCGCCGCCGCCGGCCAGCAAAGCCCCGAGCTGGACGCCATCGAGCAATACT